ACAAGCGTTTATAAACTGTCGTGGAGTTGATGAACACGAGTATTACGATCAATGGAGTGGAAAGTGTAAAACTTTCGTATCAAGACAATGGACAGATTTAAAAGGTTTTCCATGTTATAACTTTTGGGACTTGGACGCAGAACACCCAAGAACTGCGGTTAATTATTCTGTGAGGAAAGCATGACACAATTAGATGATAGTCACGATTTATTACACGCACAAAATAAAGATAGAATATATCAACACAATAAAATCTTGGACAAGTTAGAACAAAGAATATCTAAACTTGAAAAGGTTTTAGAAAGCCATGCTAAATGCATTGGGGAATTGAGGAGTAAAGATGAGTGATTATAATTGGTGTCATAATCCTAATTGTCATAAGGTTGAAACACAATCGAGGGTGCGTGGCTCAGGTCCTAATAAAGTACTAAGAACTAGAAAGATCAAAGTACATAATCCTAATATTCCCCATGTTTACGATTACTTTTGCAATCAAAATTGCTTATTCGGTTTCATCAGTCATTACTTAAATGAAATGGTAAATATAAATCCGGTTAAAAAGCCGAGCGAAACACCGATTAAGATTACAACACATACTTTTGATATGGGTTATCGCCAAGGTCGAACATATAAAAGAATAACACCTATTGACAATGATTGATCTATCCTATATGATCCCTGATATGAAAACAAATACAGACAATAGAACAGAAGAAAGAAAGAACAGATTCAATGGAGAGTCTGTTATGCTAACTAAAGAAGAGGCAGCGAAACACGATGCAATCTTCATCAATGAGTTAGCCGCAACACTAGAAGACAAACAAGCGGGTGTTGATGGTACATCTAAACTATGGGATAAAGTACGAGCCAATCTTAATTGGTTTAGAAAACACAATGCCAAAGCTTACATGGTCTTACTAGACTGAGTCATCAACCACAGGGCAGGCGCTAGCGCGCCTGCGCTTCCTTAAATCTTTTAATCAATAGAGATACTAAACCCAATCCGAATAAACTTCGAATAAACAAAGGCACTTCCCTTTTATATAAAAAGGGGTCCCACTACTCCAGGTTGTATTGCTTGTTTTAGAGAGTTAATGGTGGTATAAAACTTTTTAAACACTTAAAAGGTGCAAAAAATTTTAAAAAAATTTTTTATGGATTTAGATAATATAGATATAAGTAAATTACCCGCTGAAGTTAGAAAAGAAATTTTACAAGTAGATGTATTACTTGCAGAGAAAAAAATTAAAAATATGGCACGCGAGGATTTTATGTCCTTTGTCAAAGCTGTTTGGCCCGAGTTTATAGAAGGTCCTCACCACAGAGTAATAGCTCAAAAGTTTAATGATCTTGCTGAAGGTAAAATTACTAGACTAATTGTTAATATGCCACCTAGACATACAAAGTCTGAGTTTGCATCCTTCTTGCTACCGGCATGGATGGTGGGCCGTACTCCAAAATTAAAGATTATACAAGCAACTCACACAGGAGAACTTGCAATTAGGTTTGGTCGTAAGGCAAAAAACTTAATTGACTCCCCTGAATATAGAAAAATTTTTGAAACTTCTTTAAGAGAAGATAGTCAAGCTGCTGGACGTTGGGAAACTGCACAAGGTGGAGAGTATTTTGCTGCTGGTGTAGGCGGAGCTATCACTGGAAGAGGTGCTGATCTACTAATTATTGACGATCCACACTCTGAGCAAGATGCATTATCTCCAACAGCCATGGAAAATGCGTATGAATGGTATACATCTGGTCCTAGACAGCGTTTGCAACCAGGCGCAAAAATAGTTTTAGTAATGACTAGATGGAGTAAAAAAGATTTAACTGGAATTTTATTAAAAAATCAAAAAGAAATTAAAGGTGATCAGTGGGAAGTGGTCGAATTTCCGGCAATCATGAATCACGGAACTAAAAAAGAGCCGGTTTGGCCTCAATATTGGAAATTAGAAGAATTAGAGAAAGTAAAAGCTACACTTCCTGTTGGAAAATGGAATGCACAATGGATGCAACAGCCAACTTCTGAGGAAGGAGCCATAATAAAACGTGAATGGTGGAAAAAATGGACAAAAGACTGGCTACCAACTTGTAATTACATAATTCAGAGCTACGATACTGCATTTATGAAAAAAGAAACTGCCGATTTTAGTGCAATTACGACTTGGGGTGTTTTTTATCCAAATGAAGATGCAAAACCTAATTTAATTTTGCTAGATTCTCTAAAAGATCGGTATGAGTTTCCAGAACTTAGAAGAACTGCTTTAGAGCAGTACAAATATTGGAATCCTGACATGGTAATAGTGGAACAGAAAGCATCTGGAACACCTTTGACCCATGAATTAAGACAAATGGATATTCCAGTTATGACCTTTACACCGAGCCGCGGGAATGATAAACATGTTAGAGTAAATTCATGCGCCCCTTTATTTGAGGCAGGAGTAATTTGGGCCCCAGATAGAAAGTTCGCAGAAGAAGTTATTGAGGAATGTGCATCATTTCCTTTTGGCGATCATGACGATTTAGTTGATAGTACAACTATGGCAATCATGCGATTTAGGCAGGGAGGTTTCCTACCCCATCCAGAAGATTATGAAGAAGAAAAAAAAGAACCTAGGAAATTGGAGTACTATTAAAAATGGCAACAAATTTAACAGCAAAAATTATTGAATTGCTTAAAATGGCAGGAATCGACTACAGCAAAATGGCTGGAAAGATTGATCCTAATGTCATTACAAAACTTTATACTAAAACTGAAAAAACAGCTACTAAACCAAAATTAATTGATGCTTTAAATAAAGATAAAGCAACTTATGGTGATGCGTTAAAAATATTTGAAGATGAAGCTCAATATATTTCTCAAATGAATGAAATGGAGTTAGCAAATTTTGCTAACAACTTACAGGATTATTTTACAGTTGGTGGAAAAGTTAAATACCAACCATCAAATGTTGTAACTACAACAGGAACTACTGTTGAAGGAAAAAAATTAGAAAACCTTGCTTCACGAAAAGGTGCAGCTGGAAAAACAGATGACACTTCTCTTGGCGGTGCTATGAAAGGTCTAATGACCTTGGTCGATGAACTTAAGGGTATATCTCCAAAAATAAGAAACCAAATGGACCGTGATGAGTTAGCCAAGTTTATTCAAAAGATGAGAGGTAAAAAATTTACCAATGAGGAAGTTAAATTAGTTCGTGAGTACATGGACGAATGGGGAATTGGTTTGGCTAAAGAAAGAGGAGCTCCAGCAATGGAATACGCTAAAAAATTGGGAGCTAAAAATAAAGAAGAATTTAGATTTATAGAAGAATATTTAGATAATATTCAAACAACTTCTCCAAACGAGTTTAGAGAAATGTTTGACGTTAAAAAAATTAACATGGACATTTCAGATGTAATTGAAAAAAAATTAGAAAAGCATTTTAAGAAAAAATATAAATGGGACGATACTAAAAGAGATGGTGGTCTTGATGACGCAACTTTTGAAAAATATGAAGATGAAGTGTATGAATCTTCAAAACAATTTAGTGATTTCCATAGAGTATACGACACGGATAGCCGTCCCGGTATATTTGGAGTAAGAGAATCTACAAGTTGGGTAAATAATCCTAAAAATTATTTAGATGAAGCTAGTGAAACACTTCAAAGTATTACAGGTGAAGGATTAAACGTAGATTTTTATAAAAGTTACACAGATGATGTTTTAAATAAATATCCTAAACCAGAAAAATTCCAATACGGTGGTCAGGTGATCAAGGGCCCTGATATGGGGGCCACGGCTCACGGATCTGGGGAATTACTTGCACGATCTAGAATGTTTCAACCTGGTGGACAAACTACAACGTCAACAGGATTAAATTATTTATTAGGTGAAGATGATGCTCAAAGAATTCCGTTTGCTGGCGGAGGAATGGATATGGGGTCAGTTGCTGATTCTCAAGGAAACGTTAATGAAAATTTAGGTGGTAATAATGGGCTCGATGATAGATCTAACGAAATTCAAAATTTAAATCATAGAAGAGCTATTATGGAAGCACGAAATCAACCTAGTAACTTTGAAAAAACAATTACTGCAATTGATACGGCTAACACTTTAAACAAAGGGTATAATTTTTTACAAGGGGGTGGTCTAAAAAGTTTATTCGCTTTAAGCCCTTATGCCATAGTAGGAGCAACAGCTGCAAAAATTGCAGAAAGAAACAGAAGAAAAAGTCTTTACGAAGATAGTTTTAAAGAAGAAGAGTTTTCTTCAGGTGGAATAGCAAGAATAGGTTTTTCTGGTGGTAAATTAGTGGACGCTGGTCGTAGAGGATTTTTAAAATTTGTAGGTGGCACAGCCGCTAGTATTGCTGCATTAAAATCAGGTTTAGTAAAACTATTAGGTGGTAAGAATCCAGAACAAGTTAAAAAAGTAATTGATGAAGTAGTTATAGCTAAAGAAACAGGAGCACCGGAATGGTTTCAACCTTTAATTAATAAAATTTTAAGAGAAGGAAAAGAAAAACCTGGTTTATCTTATGCGGAAAGACAAGTAACTAGAACAATGGATACACCAAACGGTCAAGTAGATGTAATTTATAAATTAGATACAGGTGAAGTAGAACTGTCATTTGTTGGAGATAAGACTGCATTAGGTGAGTCAGTAGATTTAGTTTACAAACCAGGTGAAATAATTGAAGAAGGAAAAAGCGCTGGTAAAAAAACGATGGATGAATTTACTGCATCGGAATCTGTTCCAGAAGGAATTCGAACAGGTGTAGATGATTATTCAATAGAATTGGGTTTTAAAGAAACAGATAATGTTGGAGAACTTGCATCAGATTTATCAGAACTTAAAACTTTTGCGACAGGTGAAAAACAAACTATGAAAGAAATTGTAGAAAGCATTAAAAAGAAAAAAACTAGAACTAAGATGGAAACAGATCAAGGCATTGATTACATAATAGACACGCAAGGAGACGTTCCTTATGCATCAGGCGGTCTTGCTAAGTTGTTAGGAGAATAATGAAAATAGATAAATTTAGCATGGCTAAAGGTTGGATGATGCAAGACGATGCTTCGCCAGAAGAAGCAAAAGCTACTTGGGATTTTTTAGAAAAAAAATTTGAAGATAATAGAAACAATCAGTTAATGGCAAGTGCCGAGACTGATGCAATTATTCAAAGTATAAATGATAAGTTTGGTCCGGGAACCATGTTCCCTGCATCTCAAGCATCTCAACCAGAGATGACGGATCAACAAGCTATATTCGAATGGGAAGAGAGAAATAGAAAAGCCGGGGGTGGACGGATCGGGTTTGAAGATGGCAATGATGTTGATGTTCCTAAATGGAAACGAACCACTAATTATAAAAAAACACAAGAAGCTAAGAAAAAAGGTTTGGTATGGAATAAATATACTAAAACAATGGATAAACCTGTAGGCCCATGGGGTAATACCCCAAAAAGCGAGTTTAGTAAACTAAGCAACACCGAAAAGTTTCACAGATATGTAGCAAGAAAGAAAGCCGCAAATCCAGATTGGAAAAGACAACAATTACCAAAAAAAGAAGGTAAGGTTTGGGATAGAAAAGAAAAGGTATTTAGAGAAAAGAAAGCGCGTACAAAAGGTAAGGCAGGACTTGAGTTTGAAAAAAAATTACTAGAGTTAATAGAACAAGGAAACACAAATTTTGAAACGCAAGGTCATCTTATTGAAAAAATTACAGGAAGTAAGAACACGAGTGGTAATATTAGCCGAATATTAGACAAACATAAAGATAAATTTAAATTTACAAGAAAAACAAGATTAGGGGGAAACGAGGCTCTTAAAAATGAAAAGATCTTAGAATATTTTAATCAGCAAGAACCTGGCTCAAGAATAAACGTAGAACGAGCTGTTAAAGACATTAATAAAACTTTACCTAAAGATCAACAACTTAGTGAAACAATAATTTATAATAGATTAAAAGATACTAAATTTAATACTAACTTTTTAGGATCACACACAATTGGGTCACTTCATGGTGAACTTTCAGATGGTATGAAACAAAATATTATAGATACTTTTGGAGATGAGCTCGGTATCACGATGGAAGATTTTGCAAAAAAAGGAAGATATGGTGTTAATGCTGCAAAAGATATAAATAAATATGAAGCCATAAGAAGATTTGTTAAAGGCGGTAAATTTGATGTAGCTTATAATGTTGGAGCTGCAGATGGTTGGATTTTAGAATCATATAAAAGAGCTGGATACAAACCCCTTAAAGAAGTTATAAAGGGAGTAGAAAAGACTATAGGTTATGAAGCTCCTGATGGCACTAAATGGTATGGAGCTAAAAAATGGGCAACTAAATATAATGGTAAACAAGTTAAAGAATCTAATCCAGGTTGGAAAAGGGTTGATGATTTAGTAAAAATTGTTGGAGAAACCAGAGTTGCTCCAAATCAAGCTATTATGGATTTATTATCTAAAGGAAGTGGAATTAAAAATATAAATGGAATAACTTTAGAAAGTTTAACCGGATATTTATTAGATAACAATGTAGATGTTAAAGATATTAAAAGAGGATTAATAAATTTACCTAAACACCATGTTAAAGGAGTAAAAATTTCTCCCGACGCTGATATACAATTAGTAACGCGTGTTGCAAATGAAAAAGCAAGAGACACTCTGGTTGAAATTGAGAACCTAAAAAAACAAAATCTATCTATTAATTATGATGCCATAGATGCAGACTTAAAAAATTATGGAGTGTCAGTTGTGGTAGATGGAAAAAGATTAGGTGGTCAAGGTTTTGAATCTAAAGCAGATATAGAAAAATGGGCTACTGAAAAAATTGGAAAGTGGAAAAAAGCTGATTTTGAAAAGTTCGCTAAACAATTTAAAAACCCAAAATTAAATAAATTTGCACAGAACATGATGTCATCAGGTCCAGCGGGTGCGTATGAATTATTAATGAAAGATCCTATTACACAAAAACTTATTAATTCAAAACCATTTAAAGAATTTGAAGCATTAACACGTGGAACAATGAGAACTGCGGGAAAAGCTTTTGGATTGGGAGATTTAGTACTTGGTTATTATGATTATAAAAATAATTTAAGTAAAGGTGAATCACCTAATGTAGCGAGAGAAAATGCTTATCAAATGATGAGTTTTGGTTTATGGAAAACTGGAGATAAAGAGGTACAAAAAGAAATTAGAGAAAGATTTGTTAAAGAAGGTGGGAATCCAGACATATTTGATCAAACAGTTGCGTTAAATAAAAAACATCAAGAATTTCGAAAAACATTAAATGAATTTGCTGAACAAAGTGAATGGGCCGGGGATAAAACTGCAAAAGCTACTTTTGAAAAAATGTTAACTAATAACATGAATGATATTATAAATATGCAGAAAAAATTAAGTGTTGATTATGGAATTGATCAAGCAGGTGGACCAATTACCATTGGAACGTCACAAGCAGCAGAAGATGTTAAAAAAGCAGCTTATGGTTATGCTAAAGACCGAACAGCTAGTGTAATTGAAAAAGCTGCTCTTAGAAAAGATCCAGCTGCTGGAGTAGAAGGTGATCCAATTATGAATATGTTAGGACCAGGTTGGTGGAAAAAATTTTTACCACAAAATTTATTATGGGGTAATTTTGCTGGTGTTCCGGTAACTGAAAAAGAAAAAGAAGCATATCGAATAAAACAATTAGCAAAAGAAGATCCAGAAGCCTTTGAAAAACATTTACAAAAGCAAGGAGTTTATAGATCTGAAGGTATGAATCTTCCAGCACTTATTAACTTTAGTATGAGATATCCAGAGTACGGAGTAAACTTTGAAACAGGAAAAAAATCTTATTTCGATGGCGGTATAGCAAGTTTAAGGAGGAAAAAATGATAAAAAATAAACAACCTAAAAAGAAAAACCCAACGCTGGTTTCTCAGAATCCAGGCTTTAAATGGTGGGCAGTTCCACCTAAAAAGGGACCTTTATCACAGGGGTTGAAAGTTAAGCCAAAACAAGCTAAGAAGGTATAGGAGAATTTAAATGGCAGAAATCGATAAAAGTCTCCCAAATATCAAAGAACCTGAAGATGTAGTTCAGGAACAAGAAGTTGGTATATTTGAGGAAACACAAAAAGGACCTGTAGAAATAACTGAAGACGAAACCGGTGCAACAATCGATTTCGATCCAAACGCTATGCAGATGCCTGAACAAGGTGATCATTACGCAAATTTAAATGATTTACTTCCAGATGACGTTTCTGATCCAATTGGTGGTCAATTACAAAACGATTATCAAGAATACAAATTTTCAAGGGCTGAATGGGAAAAAGCTTACATTACTGGTTTAGATCTTTTAGGATTTAAATATACAAACAGAACAGAGCCTTTCCAAGGAGCAAGTGGTGCAACTCACCCAGTTCTTGCAGAAGCTGTTACGCAGTTTCAAGCACTAGCTTATAAAGAATTATTACCAGCTGACGGGCCGGTAAGAACTCAAGTAATGGGCGCGACTAATCCTGCAAAGGAAGCACAAGCTCAAAGAGTTAAAAACTTTATGAACTATCAACTAATGGATCAAATGAAAGAATACGAACCCGAGTTTGATCAGATGTTATTTTATTTACCTTTATCTGGTTCTACATTTAAAAAAGTTTATTTTGACGATTTAGTAGGAAGAGCTGTTTCAAAGTTCATTCCTGCCGATGATTTAGTCGTTCCGTATACAGCTACCTCATTAGATGATGCGGAAGCGGTTATTCATGTTATCAAAATGTCTGAAAACGAATTGCGTAAGCAACAAGTAAGTGGTTTTTATTCTGATATAGAAATATCAAAACCTACAGGCACAGTTACAAATAAACTTGAAGAAAAAGAACGAGAGTTAGAAGGAATTACAAAAACACAAAGAACAGAAGCCTTATACACACTTCTAGAATGCCACGTTAATCTAGACTTAGAAGGTTTCGAAGATGTTGGTGCCGACGGAGAACCAACTGGAATAAAATTACCTTACATCGTAACAATCGAGGAAGGTAGTCGGAAAGTTTTGTCTATTAGACGAAACTTCGCGCCCAATGACCCTAAGAAAAATAAAGTCCAATATTTTGTCCACTTCAAATTTCTGCCAGGACTAGGATTTTATGG